AAACAAGGATATGAGTTTGAATATGTAGGCAAACGTAAAGCAGATGAATACAAATATTCGTTACCTGTTATAAATCAAGAAACAGGCGAAAAATTCATCTATTGGGAACACAAAAAGCCACAGGAGAAATAGAATTGGCAGTAGACTTAAACAAGTATAAAGATTTTGTGCAAGAAGTAACTTCCGCAGAATCTAACGAACCTACCCGTTTGTATGGACGTTTAGGATATCTAAGCGGTTATGCACATCAAACAGATGCTGAAGTACAAGACGAAGCACCTTGTAATATTTCACTGCTTTTAACAGGTGGTATTGGGTTAAGTTCAGAAACAGGAGAACTAAATGAAATTATTAAAAAGGTTATATTTCAGGGTAAACCTTGGAATGAGGATGTTAGATTTCACCTCAAAAGAGAACTTGGCGATATCCTTTGGTATTGGGTTAATACTTGCAGAGCGTTGGATTTAGATCCCAACGAAGTAGTAGAAGAAAATATTAACAAACTCAAATCACGTTACCCTGGTGGTGAGTTTGATGTTCACTATTCCGAAAATCGCAAAGACGGTGATCTATAATTTTATCAAAAAAACTTGACAAAAAAGTCGAAAGATAGTATTATACTATTATGCGTATAGGTATTACTTTTTCGGCTTTTGACTTATTCCATTCTGGACACGTTGCTATGCTCAAAGAAGCAAGAAGCAAGTGTGATTACTTAATGGTAGGACTACAAACAGATCCTACAATAGATCGTCCAGAAAAGAACAAACCAATCCAAAGTGTATTTGAACGCTATGTTCAATTAGAAGGTTGCAAATACATCGATCAAATTATTCCATACGAAACAGAAAAAGACCTTTTAGACGTACTGCTAACATATCAAATTGATGTACGTTTTATTGGTGAAGAATATAAACAAAACGAGTTTACAGGCAAACAATTATGTCTTGACAAAGGCATTGAATTATACTATAATAAAAGGCAACATTCGTTTAGTACAAGCGGATTGCGTAAAAGGATAGAACAGAATGGCTAAAGATTTATGGGTAGAAAAATATCGTCCTAAGACGGTAAAAGATTATGTGTTTAGAGATAAAGCACAAAAAGATCAAGTAAATGGTTGGGTAAAAGACAAAAGCATTCCACACTTGCTGTTTAGTGGACACGCAGGTATTGGTAAGACAACACTAGCAAAGGTGTTGCTAAATGAACTGGAAGTTAACGAATATGATGTGTTAGAAATCAACGCATCACGTACAAACTCTGTAGAAGATGTACGTGACAAGATTGTTAACTTTGTCCAGATGATTCCATTTGGTGACTTTAAGGTTGTATTACTAGATGAGGCGGACTACTTGTCGCCAAACGCTCAAGCGGCGTTGCGTGGTGTTATGGAAGAGTACCATACAACAGCAAGATTTATTTTAACCTGTAACTATCCTAATAGAATTATTCCTGCACTACACAGTCGTTGTCAAGGTTTTCATATTACAAACGTTGACCAAACAGAATTCACGGCACGTATTGCAACCATTCTTTTAGAAGAGGGTGTTGAACCTGATTTAGATGTATTAGATACATTTGTAAAAGCAACATATCCAGATATGCGTAAATGTATCAATATGTGTCAGATGAATAGCACAACAGGTAAATTACTTCCGCCACAAAAAGGTGATACAGGCGAAAGTGATTATAAAGTTCAAATGGTTGAACTGTTTAAAGCAGGCAAAATTACAGAAGCACGTAAACTAGTTTGCAGTCAAGCAAGACCAGAAGAAATGGAAGATATTTTCCGTTGGTGCTATGATAATCTTGATGTTTTTGCTAAAGAAGAAGATAAGCAAGATCAAGCAGTTTTAATCTTAAAACAAGGATTAGTAGATCATTCATTTGTTGCTGATCCTGAAATTAATATGAGTGCTACACTTATCAAGTTGGCACGTTTAACCAAGGAGTAAAATGCCAGGACCAGACATACGTAGAAATTACGGTGGTAAAGAAGACGGGCCGTCACCCGAAGAAAGACAAGCAGAACTAGATAGAATGATGAAAGAGTTCTTAGACAAAGGTGGAAAAATAGAAAGAGTAGCACCAGGACTAGCACAAGGATATGGTGGATTAGATAGAACTCCGCAGTACACAGACGCAGAAGTAAAAGAAAAGTGGTACAAAGAAAACGGTATTAAAAAACCAGAAGATAAAAAGAAAAAGAAAAAGAAAAAATGAAAATCCGTTACTATCATAAAATAGATGGTTGGCGTTGGCTAGGATTTGTCCTAGCAATGGTTGGTGCATTTTTGTTAAGTGGCGGTGATCCTAAATTACAATGGCTAGGATGGGCAGTGGCTTGTTTTAGTTGTAGTATATGGATTTGGATGGGAATGAAGGATAAGGATACACCAAGAGCGTTAATGGAATTATTTTATTTGCTGTTAGCAATTCGTGGTGTAATAAACTGGATAGGACAATAAAATGGCACACCTAGTAGATGATAAATGTATAAATTGTAAGCATACAACCTGTGTAGAAGTATGCCCTGTGGATTGTTTTTATGAAGGACCAAATATGTTAGTGATTAATCCTAACGAATGTATTGACTGTGGAGTATGTATTCCAGAGTGTCCGGAAGAAGCAATATATCAAACAGACGATGTCCACGACCCGTGGTACAAACACAACGAGTATTTTTCTATTGAAGCCAACTGGCCCAATATTAACTTAAAGAAAGACCCTATGCCTGATTATGAACAGTTTAGTGGGCGATCGGACAAAACTAAACTATTTAAGGCTAAGGATTAATCCTCACCGTAAATTTCAAGGACTTCTTTAACCGCTTCGTGTCTTTCAATATCTCCTTTATCAAATTTACAAATTGAAATATGTTTAGGATTTCTATCTCTTACCAACGTGGTAAAGTCAAGTAGTCCATTAGATTTCATTCTGTCTGCTTGTTGTAAATCACCAGTTACAACCATACGAGAACCTTCGCCGATACGTGTTAACAGCATTTTCATTTGGCTTGGAGTCGCGTTTTGCATTTCGTCTGCAATAATGTAACTGTTCTTAAAAGTTCTACCTCGCATATAAGCCAATGGTGCAATTTCTACAACACCTTCTGACATCATACTTGCGATTTGTTTAGGATGGTAGTATTCCTCAAAAACGTCAAATATAGGCCGTGTCCACGGTTCCATTTTTTGTTCAAGAGTTCCTGGTAAAAAGCCGTGTTGCTCATCTACGCTTACAGCGGGTCGAGTTATCACGATTTTATCCACATTTCGATCCTTAAATGCTTTAATAGCCATTTTGACTGCTATAAGCGTTTTACCCGTGCCCGCAGGTCCGACTGCGAATACAATATGCTTCTTAGCATCGGCTAGTGTATGCAAATAGGTTTCTTGACTCAAGTTACGTGGAAGGACTGATACGTAACGTTCTTTTTCAGGGAAATTGATTATATTCATTTGCGAACGCTCCCTTAAACGTTCTTTACGTTTTGCTCTAGACAATAGTAACCTCCTTATATTGGATGTTAGTCCGATCGCAATAGTATTTAACGGTTTTGTAGCAAAATTATAGTATAATATAAATTTTTTAATCAGAGTGTTACAGCATAAATAATAGTGGAGATTAAAACTATGCACGATATCGTAAAAGTAATTGAAAACATCAAAGGAATATACGAATCTAACAGCAGTGTTAGGGTACTTAAAGATTATGAAAGAGTACTTGATGAGTTAGATCTATATGTGTTTGAGAACTGGGAAGATGCTGAAATTTTAGAAGGTCCTATTGTAAACAGACACACTGTTGAATGCAAATGGATGTGGCCAAGAGAACAAATGCCTAATCCTCGAGGTGCTGAAAGATTACTAGATTACAACTGCAAAGTTTCATATAAAAAAGATCATATTATACGTCCAAGAAAAATTGAATCATCGGACGATTACAGACCTGGTACTAAAAAAGGTAAATTAGACAGACATCCTATTTGGGTAGTTTCTATTGAAATGCCTAAAAGTTTGATGTACGATATGTACAAAGGATATCTAAGAAACATTGATCAATCAATATTAGATAGTGTTGAACAAAATACAACACAACCTGAATTGCCTGTAATGCCAGAAACGAATACAGATGTTGCAGACGTAGGAGATATTAATGAGCCTCAAGAATAATGATTTAAAAGATTTTGTTAACGAAATTTTTACAGTAGACAGTTTCAAATCTAAAATGGGTAAAGACAGTGAAGTTGCCGTTCTTGCTTTTGAAGTAATGGATAAAGAGCCTGCTAAAGATTTAGTAAATTTTATTGAAAAAGGTTATCCATTTGTTTTAGATGCAGATTTAAGTGCAGGTGAAAACGCAAAAGGAAAATATCAAGTATTTGTAGAAATGGAAAGAAATAGAAGACTTCCTGAAAGAATTGCTACAATGCTAGAGGACCTTACAAAATTAACTGGCAATAGTGATTGGAAATATAGATACTATAAAAATGTTGAAAGCAAAACTTTTACAGAGGATTGCACAGATATTCCTTTAAATGCTGACGCATACGAATCATACTTAAATGAATATAATCAAAGCGAGTTAGATAGATTCTTTAACAAAGGTGTTACAGAACAAAAATGGCTCGAAGATAGTATTATTGAATTCAAAAAACACGCAGGTGGAAATATCAAAATGAAAGTTGTTGACGAAGGAACAACCGAAGATATGGTATTAAAATACACCGGTGCTATCAAAATGGACGAAGATAGCACGTCAGAAAACTTCTTCCTAACAAAATACTTTGGTAACTATAACATATACAAAATTGAGGAAAACTTGTTTTTCACCAATGGCGTAAGAACAAAAGTTATGCAAAGGATATAAAATGAATGTTGAGGGATTATTTCCCACTCCGTTTTTATTTGCAAAATTCAATTTAGATAATCAAAAGTTAATTGATTTTGCATATAATCTGAAAAAAACAGATCCCGGCGAACCACGAGATGGTGGTTGGCAAAGTCCGTGGCTAGACTTCAATAATCCAGAAATAAAAGAACTTGTTGATGTTGTGCAAGAACAAATGACGCAAATGAGTTCCAATCTTTTTGGAATAAAAAAGGAATACAACATAAAATTAATGAATGGTTGGGTTAATATTAACGAACCTAACGGTGATGCTATGAACAACAACTATTATCATATGCACGGTCCTTATTTTATAAGTTTTGTTTATTATGCTAAAACACCTGAAGGGTGTGGTAATTTAACACTTGTTCCTCCGCACGGGTTTTTGGACTATGTCATACCCGAGCAATTAATTGAACATATGAGTCCTTTTAATACACAACGCTATCACGTTCTTCCTGAGGCTGGCAAAATGGTGGCCTTTCCTGGCTATATTACACATTTTGCTAATATAAATAAAAGCACAGAAGATCGTATTTCATTTGCATTTAATGGGATGATCGAAAATAGGAATATACAATGAACGGAAATTTTGACAAATGTTTAGAAATTATTTTACACCACGAAGGTGGCTATGTAAATCACCCTAAAGATCCAGGTGGTGAAACTAATTTAGGAGTAACTAAAAGGGTCTACGAATCATTCGGTGGCACAAAAGATATGAAAGAATTAACTGTGGAAGATGTTACACCGATTTACAAACAAAATTATTGGGACAAATTAAAAGGCGATGAAGTTCCTGCGGGATTAGATCTTTGCTTATTTGATTTTGGCGTCAATGCTGGTCCTGGTCGTAGTGCAAAATATTTACAAACTATGATTGGAACTGTTGCAGATGGCGGTATTGGTCCTAATACTTTAAGAGCGTTAGATACTTATATTGATGCTAATGGCGTAGAAACAGCAATTAAAGAGTTTCAAAAAGCACGTCAATCATATTATGAGTCATTAAGTACGTTTGACACATTTGGTAGAGGTTGGACTCGTCGTGTAGATGAAACAACCGAAACTGCTTTAAAGATGGTATGAGCAAAATCTGCCAAAATTGCGGTCGTAAACACGAAGGTAAATTAATTGAAACATTTACAGACGGTGATGGTAAACCAATAGACATTGTTGTCTGTGAATATGCTAGATACGAAGATATGACAGTAGAAGAATTTTGGAGACATTATGTTTAGTTCAATTAAAATTGCAATGGTATTAATTATGTTAGCAGGTGCTGGCGGTGGATTTATATATGTGAAAACACTCAAAAGCGATCTTGCTATCAGTGAAGCCAACAATGCTAAATTAGTAGAAAGCGTTGCAGAGCAAAAAGCAGTTATCGAGCAACAGGCAAAAGATTTTAAATCTATTCTAGCCGCTAACAAAGAACTTGAAGATAAGAACAGAGTTCTTCAAAAAGAGTTTGCGGCACTTGATGAACGTTTTAACAAAATCAATGGCAAAGGCGAAGTAAGAGATGTTGGTAAACTTGCTGTTGAAAAAGATAGATTAGTTGAACGTGTTATTAACAATGCGAGTAACAAAGCAATGAGATGTGTAGAAATTGCTATGGGTTCGCCACTAACGGAGAAAGAGAAAAATGCGACTAAGAAGTCTGAAATCAATTCAGAATGTCCTAGCCTTGCTAATCCTAACTACGTTCCTTACTAGTTGTAGTACGGTATCTAAGTTAGACATTTTCAAGACTGAGGTAAAACGTGAACCTTTAAATCTTTCTAATCCCGAAACACCTAAATTAGAAGAAATTAAATGGGTAATTATTACCAGCGAAAATGCAGAAGAAGTTTTTGCTAAACTAAAAGAACAAGGCAAAGATCAAGTACTGTTTGGTTTAAGTGATGACGACTATCAACTGCTATCTAAAAACTTTGCACAAATTCGTGCATATATGATCAAACAAGGTGCTACACTAGATCAATATCGTAAGTACTACGAAGGCGAACAAGAATCAGCAAAATAAACAATGTGGAGATTGTTGGCCATAATTCCATTGTTTCTCGCTATGACCTCTTGCACTATAAAAACGTGTAAGGTCGAACCCAACGTTGATATAGTAATAGAAAAAGACCCTAAAACAGGCGAAGAAAAGCGTACAACACAGCAAATCATTAAAGATTCCGTGCAACCAGGTGGTCAAGTATCCTGTTCATTCTAATAAATACTGTTAGTATAAACAAAGAGGGAGAAACATAATGGATTGCAAATGTAAAAACTGCGGTTGTGAACATCACTGTGGGGACGAGTGCAAACAGTGTCCAAACGATGTTTGCCATAAATGTGATTGTGAATGTTGCGGGGAAAAGAAATAATGGCTGAAGATAAAATTGTAGTACCGGCAGATAAAGATTCTGCTTCCAAAAAAGTAAGTGTCGAACTAGAAGTAGATACTTCCGTTAAGGATTTAGGTCCTAACCCTTATGCTAGATTAATCCATTTAGCAAGAGCAGTAGATAGTTGGAGAATTTTTCCAAGAGTATTCATTACAACATATATTATTTTATTATATAAAGTTGTAGTTTGGTATATGGCACTTCCAAATCCTACTATGGAACAATCAGGTTTGGTTAGTATCGTAGTTGGCGCCGGCGCGGCTTGGTTTGGTTTGTACACTGGCTCTAGCAAAAAAGTCGACAAATAATCATTGACAAGAATCTAAAATAAGTATATAATAGTTACTATGGACTATTATGAACTTTTAGGTGTTTCTCGTAATGCCTCCGAAAAAGAAATAAAGACTGCATTCCGCAAATTGGCGGCAAAGCATCATCCTGACAAGGGTGGTGATCATAAAAAATTCACTGAATTAAACGAAGCATATCAAGTTCTAACAGATCCAGAAAAGAAATCAATGTACGATCAGTTTGGAACTGCTGATCCTCAACAAGCAGGATATCAACAACAAGGATTTGATTTCCACGGAGGTGGGTTTCAAGATATCTTTGAGCAGTTCTTTGGTGGTGGCGGTAGTCCTTTCAGTAATAGTCCATTTGGAGGGACTCGCCCAAACCAAACTGTTAATAAGAGTGTTCGATCAAGGGTACCGTTATCAGAAGAAGAAATATATAATGGTAAAAAACTTACAATGAACATTCCGTTACCAAGCGGTGAAAGAAAAATGGTTGAAATAACCATACCCGCTGGTATTGATTATGGACAGACTATGCGACTAACAGGTTTGGGCGATAATTCAATTCGGAATTATCCACCTGGAGATTTACTCTTGACAATTGACCTTGTTGGTGCTAAAATGTTTAAACGTGAAGGTGCTGATTTATATACTTCATACGATGTATCTGTATTTGATTTAATTTTAGGTACTGAGGTAGTCATACAGCACTTTAATGAAAGGAAAGTTAAACTTACTATACCCGCTGGAACACAACCAGGTACGGTGTTTAGTATGAGAGAATTAGGTATGCCTTATGTAAATCGTGGTCATAAAGGTAACTTATACGTTACTATTAAAGGTATTGTTCCTAAGAATCTCGACAACGAAAAAATAAATTTGGTAAGGCAATTGAAAGGATAAGTACAAAATATGTTAGACATTTTACTATACCCAGATGAGTTTTTAACAAAGCAGGTTAAACCCTTTGACTTTGAAAAACCAATCAAAGATCCCAAAGAAATTAAACAAGAAATGCTCGATTCTATGTACTCAAAAGATGGCGTAGGATTAAGTGCAAATCAGGTGGGCATTGATGCACAATTATTTGTAATGGGTAGTAGACATTATCCTAATCAGAGTCAGATTTTTATTAATCCTAAGGTCTTAGAAGCAAGTAATGATATGCTTTTAGATTGGGAAGGATGTCTAAGTTTTCCAGGTATATTTGTAAAAATTAATAGACCTAGTTGGATTGTAGCACAATTCCAAGACGAAAACGGAGAAACAAAAACGGGTCGCATTGAAGGTTACGATGCTAGATGTTATCTACACGAACTAGATCATCTTGTTGGTATTACGTATAAAGATAGAGCAAGTAAACTTAAATGGGATATGGCAATTAAAAAAGCAAAAAAGAGAGGTTACGTTAATGCTTGAACCTAATGAGCAATTAGAAGAAGTTTTTGAAAAATCAATGAAGTTGGCCATCGAGGGCAACCACGAGTATGTTACTGTGGAACACTTTACTTACGCATTAGTGTTAAACGAAGACTTCAAAAAAATTCTATTAGAATACGGTGCTAATATCGAGGCTATTAATCAAGACCTTACAAAGTATATTGGTAATAATTTAGAATCTATTCAAGACAAAGGTATAAAAGGAAGACCTAAAAAAACACAGGCACTAGAACGTGTGTTAAACAGAGCGTTTACACAAACGCTTTTCCAAGGTCGTACTACGATTGAACCTAGTGATGTTTTTCTTTCTATTATGAAAGAGAAGAAGTCATTTAGTGCATTTTGTTTAAGAAAGAATGGTGTTGATCACGATAAGTTTAGTGACTTTATCGAAACAGAACAAGTAATCGGCGAAGCGGCATCACAGCAATATAATAAAGGTCAGTTAGAAAAAATTATTAATCAATTTTGTACTAACCTATCATTAAGGGCAAGACAAGGTAAAATTGATCCTGTAATTGGTCGTTCTAAAGAAATTGAAGAAACTGTTCTTATTTTAGCACGTAGACAAAAAGCAAACTGTATGTTAGTGGGCGATCCAGGTGTTGGTAAAACTGCTATTGCAGAAGGTCTTGCAGTTGAGATAGTAAACGACAACGTGCCTGACTTTATTAAAGGTAGTACAGTTTACTCACTAGACATTGGTGCTCTAGTTGCCGGTAGCAAATACAGAGGTGACTTTGAAGAACGTCTTAAAATGGTTATTCACGCATTAGAGAAAAAAGAAAAAACAATTTTGTTTATTGACGAAGCACATATGATGAATGGTGCTGGTGCTGGTGGAAAAGGTGAGTCAAACGATATGGCTAACTTACTAAAACCTGCACTTTCAAAAGGAACTATTAAGGTTGTTGCTTCAACAACTTGGGAAGAATATCGTAAACACTTTGAAAAAGATCGTGCATTAATGAGACGTTTCCAACGTGTTACCGTAGACGAACCAGATGAAGAAACAACTATTGATATCCTAAAAGGTATTAGAAAGTACTACGAAGAATATCATAAGGTCAAGGTTACTGATAAAGCAATTGAAAATGCTGTTAAGTATTCGATCAAATATATGTCTGATAAGAAACTTCCAGACAAGGCTATTGATGTCATTGACCGTGCTGGTGCTAGATATAAACTTAAAAATATTGTAGACGGTATTATCGACCACGATCAAGTGGTATACGAAATTGCTAAGATTACAAACTTACCTCTAGAACAAATTGCGGCCAAAGAAACAAATAATTTAAGATCATTAGAATCAGATATGAAGAACCGTGTATTTGGTCAAGAAAAAGCAATTGATACTTTGCTTGATAAGATCTTTATTGCTCAAGCAGGTTTGAAATCGCTTAACAAACCTATCGGTTCGTTTTTATTTGTAGGGCCTACAGGTTGTGGTAAAACTGAAACAGCAAAAGTTCTATCCGAAGAAATGGGTTACCCACTTGTACGTTTTGATATGAGTGAATTCCAAGAGAAACACTCTGTTGCAAAATTTATTGGATCACCTCCAGGTTATGTAGGATTTGAAGAAGACGCTGGTCAACTTATTACCAAACTACAAGAACATCCTAATTGTATTTTATTGTTGGATGAAATTGAAAAAGCACATAGAGATGTTACTAATATTCTATTGCAATTAATGGATAATGGTTTTGTTACAGGTAGCAATGGTAAAAAAGCAGACGCTCGTAACGCCATTGTTATTATGACAAGTAACCTAGGTGCTAGAGAGATGGAGGCAAATGCAATCGGTTTTGGTGATATAGAACGTACCGGAGAAGATGATGAAGCGGTTAATGATTTCTTTGCTCCAGAATTTAGAAACAGATTAGATGGTACTATTAAGTTTGATAAACTTGAAAAAGAAACAATGACCCTTATTGTTGATAAGTTTATTAAAGAACTTAACGATATGATCAAGGACAAAGGAATCTTTGTTGAAATTGATGATACTGCTAGAGCACATTTAATCAAAAAAGGATTTAATAGAAAAATGGGTGCTAGACCACTTATGCGAGTAATTGATAACGATATTAAAAAACCAATGAGTAAGGAAGTTCTCTTTGGTAAACTTGTAAATGGTGGAAGAGTGCTGGTTTCCTTCGTGGAGGGCAAAATCAACTTAGAAATAAAAGACTTTATGCCGACAGAGAAGGAGACTGAAATTGAACGCACATCACAGTAAAAGTCTTTTTTACAACAAATATACGCACAAGGTTGCTGTTGCATTTTTTGGTTTAAACTATCTACGTTATTCTAAATTCTATAAACTTGATAATCTTTATAGAGCAGAAACGTATCAGCAATATTTGAAATCACCAGTTAATATATCCTGGCATTCATATAGTAGCGATAGTGAAAGAAACGCAAAGGACCATCGAGATCTTTGGAAAAACAGATTTCATCTTTTCCACTGGGTACAATTTTTAAACAAGTGCAAGACCATTAATGCAAGCCATAGCATAAGAATTGAAGATCATAAAATGTCTTTCTTTTGTAGTGATGAAGCATTATTTGAAGAAGCGTGTAGGATATCAAAGGATACTATGACTGGTTTGGCGTTTCCTAAAGACGATAAGCACAAACAGTTCTTGTTAGAAAATCCAGATTATGAAATATGTGAAAGCCTACCTTTTAATCATTATAGATTTAGAATGGAATTAAGAAATCATAGAATAGCAAGTGAAAAAATGCCAGGGTTTATCGAATGGGTACGTGAGTACAAAGGAGACATTAGAATTAATACCCACTATTCTGCCTTTGGACATCAAGTTGGCAAATTTTTGTACTCGACAAATAAAGAAATGATGTTATTATTACAAATGTATTTAGGTGATAAACTTAAAAAAACAACAACGTTTATAACGGAGAAAGAAATAGATGAAAAATAAAGATAAAGTTATTAAAGAATTTATCGTAAGAAAAGTTATCACTGAAGGGACTAATATCGAAGCACTAGTAATGGCTAATGGTATTGGAGGAACTCCAGTGGAAAAAATCAAAGAAGTAAGCATAGTAGAAGTTCAAGATAAAGGTGTACTAGGCTGGGAACGTGACGATGCTGGTAAAGATCACACATTTCCAATTAAATTCAATAGTATACACGCTATTGAAGGTATGACCGTTGAGCGTATGGCTAAGGCTTATAAGTTGAAAATCTAATAAATAAAAGTACTATGCCAGGAACAAGTACAAATTTTGAATTTACAATAAACAATCAAACCACCGTTCAGGTAGATCACCCCGCGGATAGTTCTGCTGTTTCATACACCAGTGCTAGTACAAAAGGCGACGGCTACTACAAAGGCGGTGACGGATACCATACTATTTCGTTTAAAATAACCAACTTTACGGGTAAGATTAAATTTCAAGCATCGTTAGTAGATGAACCAACAGCGAATGATTGGTTTGATATAGAACTAGTTAATCCTAACAGTGTATCAGGATACAATGTTGATACAACAGGTGTCGTAGAAACGGGTGTTGGACTTAATGAACTAGATTACACCAGTGCAGGAACTACCGCAACAAAGATTTATAATGCTATTGGCAACTTTGTATGGGTAAGGGCCAACATAAACACATTTACACAAGGTACTGTGAATTATATTAGGATGAACTACTAATGGCAAAGCAAACAATTAACATTGGATCAGGTGAATTAACAGGAGACGGTGAAAGCCTTCGTTCAGCCTTTGACAAAATCAATGACAACTTTAATGAACTTTATCTAAAAGATACCTCAGATTTTGACGGCCAATTTAGTTCACTTACAGGCACGCCAACAACAATAGCAGGTTATGGAATAAATGACGCTTACACAAAAGCAGAAGTAGATAGTTCTATTGCATCTGTTACAGCAGGAAATTTTGATTTTAACATTACAGGCGATGACTCAACTGTAAGAACAGTAACTTCGGGTAGCACACTACAAATAACAGGTGGCACAGCAATTACCACAGCAAGTGATGTGGACGGTAATATTACTATTAACGGTGTTGCACAGGATTTTGCGTTTTCAAGTTTAACAGGAACACCAACAACAATAGCAGGTTATGGTATTACAGATGCATTTGATGGTAACTATAACAGTCTAACAAATCAACCAACAATTCCTACAGACATTAATGACCTTACAGATGTTGATACAAATACCATATCTCCTAGTGTTAGTGGCCAGCCACTGATTTGGGATACCGTTGACAGTAACTGGTATCCTGGAACATTTTTACAAGTAGCATCAATAAATGTAAGCACTGCTATACAAGTAGAAGATGGTGCCTATATAAACTTTGAAGGTGCTACTGATGATGCAAATGAAACACGACTAACTGTTTCAGATCCAACAGCAGACAGAACAATTACACTACCAGATGCAAGTGGTACTGTGGCACTAACAACTCAACTTTATACAGACAGTGATGTTGATACACACCTAAATCAAAGTAATCCAACAGACGGTTATGTGTTATCGTGGACATCAGGAGACTATGCCTGGGTGGCACAAAGCGGTGGAATTAGTGGACCTGCTTTAGAAGGATCAAGTTTACAACCAGCAGACGAAACATCAATCTCAACACAAGGCACTACACTTGAGTTATCAGGTGGTGACTCGACAGGCTTAAACAGTGACGGTGGTGATCTTACACTTGTAGGTGGTAACGGTTCAAGCGGCACACACGGTGATATTAGCATTGGTGCTACACAAACAGGCAGTATTACAATAGGTAGTGGTTCTAACAATGTTGACTTCCCAAGCGGAACTACTGTAGACTTCACTGGTGCAACAGTTACAGGATTAAGTGTTTCAGGACTACAAAGCAGAAGCACAGCCACAGGCACAACTTCAAGTTTGGCAGATGCCGCTGAAGCAAACCTGGACATCACAGGATTCAAATCATATATGCTGTTGACTGTCACAACAGACAGAGCGGCAAGAGTGAGATTATACACAACCGGCGCGGCAAGAACAGCAGATGCCTCAAGAGCAGAGGGTGTTGATCCTACATCAGACGCAGGTGTGATAGCAGAAGTTATCACAACAGGTGCTCAAACAGTTACAATTTCACCAGGTGCTTTAGGATTTAATTTAGAAGGCACACCAACCACAAACATTCCCACAAGGGTCACAAACAAAAGCGGTAGCACCAGCACCGTACAGGTAGATCTAAACATACTACAACTGGAGGCGTAATATGGAGTTATTCCAAGTCACACTGAAAAAAGGTGAGGACATTGACGCTTTCTATGAGGATATGGAAACACCAGGTGGTGCTCTACATATTCCAGATAGGAGTG